TAATGATGTGATGCTATGTCTTCGTGGGGTAATTGAACAACTTCACAATAATGTTTGTTTTATTTTTACTTGCAATAATCTAAACAAGATTATTGAACCAATTCAATCTAGGTGTGTTGTTCTTAAATATACTCCTATTCCAAAGAATGAAAAATCCCAGTTGATGGTTTCTATTTTTAATAGAATGTCTCATATACTTGATGAGGAAAAAGTTGAATATGATAAAAAAGTTGTAGCAGAATTAATTAAAAATTATTTCCCAGATACAAGACAACTTCTTAATAGTCTTCAAAGGTACTCTACTGGTGGTAAAATTGACTCAGGTATTCTTGCATCATTCTCTGATGTTTCGGTAAATGACCTAATCAAAAACCTTAAAGAGAAAAACTTTCCAGAAGTTCGTAAATGGGTCGTTAATAATCTGGATAATGATTCTAGTGTATTATTGCGTCGTATTTACGATGCTCTTACCACATCCCTCGAAAACTCTAGTATTCCTGCTGCTGTGCTTATTATTGCCAAGTATCAGTACCAGATTGCGTTCGTAGCTGATCAAGAAATTAATCTTCTGGCAGCGTTGACTGAGATTATGTGTGAATGCGAATTTCGTTGAGGTAAATTAAAAATGAATGTAAAATTGTTCCGTATTGTGACTGGTGAAGAAGTTATCGCAGAAGTTGTTTCTGAATGCGATAGTTCTTTTACGATTAAAAATGGTCTGGTGGTTCTTCCAACAGGTCAAAGTGTTGGATTTGCTCCTTGGGCTAGTGTAATTGACAAAGATTCTCCTGAACTTAGTATTTCACGAAAACATATTGTGTATATTGCAGAAGTTGATTCTGGTGTTAAAAATAAGTATAATGAGATTTATGGTAGTAAACTTATTGTACCTGATGATAAAAAGTTGATTGTTTGATAATGATTATTTCCGAACAAGATGCTCAGTGGGCTGCTGATGAGTTTATTCAATATTTTTCTCAAATGGGAAATATTGAAGACTACTTGCGTTTTGTAAAAAAAGAAGTAATCAAATCAACCAATACACTTGCCCCACTTCACGATGAGTTCTTCAATGAAGATATTCATCCAGAAGAAATGGAATTTGATATTAAGTTTATTGGGGATAGGTTTCAGAAGTCTCTTCCACAGGAGCACTATAATACTCTTTTGAAAGCAGTATCATCTCACAACAACGAGAGTAATATTCCTGGAAGAGAACTACGTTGGATGGTCTTTGAAAAAAGAACTCAAAAAGTTCTTGGATTTATTCGTTTTGGTTCTCCTACTATTAATTCAAAACCAAGGAATGTCTGGTTGGGTAAAGCACCTAACCTTTCTATCTTCAATCGCCACGCTGCGATGGGATTTGTGATTGTACCTTCTCAACCTTTTGGATATAACTATCTTGGAGGTAAACTTCTTGCACTTCTTTGCTGCTCTCATTTCGCCCGTGAGACCCTTAACGAGGTCTTTGAGAAGGAAATTGCCTTATTCGAGACTACATCCCTCTATGGGTCTACTACAGACGCCTCACAGTATGATGGTCTAAAACCCTTTATGAGATACAAGGGACTTACTGAAAGTAAGTTTCTCCCACTACTTCACGATGAAGCATTTCATCGTCTTCATGATAGATTTACTCTCCTTAATAACAATACCCCACTGACGGATAACAAAGCATCTTCTAAAAAGATGAAGAGGCAGACGAAGATGATTTCTATTATTCGAAACTCTCTTCAAGATAAAGAAAAACTGGATGCATTTAATCAAGTAATTAATACTGCATTTGCTCTTACTCAAAAGAAGAGATTTTACATTTGCGAATATGGATACTCAAACGTCCGTGAAGTGATTTGTGGTCAACAAGAAGAACTAATCAAAGGACCAAATTGGGACAAGTTCTATCTTGAGAACATTATTTCTTGGTGGAAGAAGAAAGCATCAAAGAGATATGAGAAACTAAAGCAAGAAGGAAGATTTAGAGATAAGGTCGAACTCTGGACTGATGATGACGAAATTCAAATTATACGATGACTTACGAACTTAAAGATTGGTTGAATTCTATTAATTTTACAAAGGAAGATTTGTCTGAAGATATCAAGTCTTATCCTCCATATATTATCAATCGTTGTCTATCAGGTCATATTGATTGTGTCATGTATGTAAATGAAATGAATATGCATCATCAACTTGATAAAGATATGCAATATTCTTTTTATCTAAATACTCTTAGGAAACGCAAGAGATTTTCTCCTTGGATCCATAAAGATAAAGTCAAAGATTTGGAATGCGTTAAACAATACTATGGTTATAGTAATGAGAAGGCATCTCAGGCTTTGAAGATTCTAAATAAAGAACAACTAGATTTTATTAAACAACGACTTGAAATTGGCGGAACGAAATGACTACTCAAACAATTGAACCACAAGTAAACTGGTCTCCTGATATGATGGTGGAGGTCGTTTTGAATGAACCCGATGATTTTCTGAAAGTTCGTGAAACTTTGACTCGTATCGGAGTTGCATCTCGTAAGGAGAAAAAACTCTATCAGTCTTGTCATATTTTACACAAGCAAGGTAGATATTATGTCGTTCACTTTAAGGAACTGTTTGCTCTGGATGGCAAACACGCAAACCTTACTGTGAATGATGTTCAACGTAGGAATCGTATTACTCGTCTACTGTCGGATTGGGGTCTTATTACAGTAGTGAAGGAAGATTCTATTGCTGATATTGCACCTCTGAATCAAATCAAGGTTCTTGCCTATAAAGATAAGAACGATTGGATTCTTGAGCAGAAGTATAATATCGGTAAAAAGGGAAAGGGGCAGGAAACCGAATGATTTTGTAGGGAGTTCAACACTCCCTTTTTTTATGTTTGATGTATAATTAGTAGTGGATGCCGTAAGGATCCTCAAAACACAAACTCGCTTTTAAAGGAGCTACAATAATGACTAACCTTGCACGTTACACTGCATCGGATCTTCCTACTCTTCTGGATAAGATCACTCGCAACAGTATTGGGATGGATGAATACCTTGACCGCATCTTTAATGTTCATGAAACTACATCAAATTATCCACCATATAATCTTATTCAAGTTAGTAATGTAGAATCTCGTTTAGAACTTGCACTTGCTGGATTTAAAAAGGAGGAAGTACATGTATACACAGAGTATGGAAAACTTTTTATCGAAGGACAGAAAGAGGATAAAGAGTCTGATGCCCGTTACGTCCATAAGGGATTGGCTCAACGAACTTTCAAGAGAGCATGGACGATGGCAGACGACACAGAAGTATCTAACGTCACCTTTGAGGATGGACTACTCACAATCCAGTTAAAGAAGATTGTTCCAGATCATCATGCGCGTAGAGATTATATCTAAATATATTTGAATATCGTCGGCGCAATGCCATAGAGGAGTCCTGGCAAAATCCAGGTTGACTCCTCATTTTTTTATAAATACCAATAAAGAGTAGGTGTGATTAAATGGAGTATTATACATATGCTTATTTTGATGAAAATAATATTCCTTATTATATTGGTAAAGGAAAAGATAAAAGAGCTTGGGATAAAAATCACTCTGTTTTGGTGCCACCAAATGAAAGAATAGTAATTTTGAAGAACAATCTTACGGAGGAAGATGCATTTAAGCACGAAATTTATTTAATCGAAATTCTTGGTAGAAAAAGTCAAGGAACTGGTATATTGGAAAATATACATGGTGGTGGATGTCAACCCTCTGGATTTATACAGCACTCGGAAGAAACTAAATCTATGATGAGATTGAGAAGACACAGTGAAGAAACAAAGAAAAAAATTGGAGAATCTTCAAAAGGTCGCCTTTGTAAAGAAGAAGTAAAACAAAAATTATCAAAATTGTGGACCGGAAGAAAATTAACAGAGGATACAAAAAATAAAATAAGTAAATCTCATATGGGTAAAAAATTAAGTGAAGAGACGAAAAGAAGAATGAGTGACGCAAAAAAACAAATGAGTGAGGAGACGAAAAGAAAAATGAGTGAGAAGGCAAAATTGAGAGAAGCAAAAAAACGAGGAGAAACTTGACTCATCCTCTTTTTATTGGTATAGTAGTTGGAGGTATTGGAGTATTATGACTGTAAAACTTGCTCATTTGAAATCTGGTGAAAATATTATTTCAGATATTCAAGAGATGGTAGTAGATGAAAGAGTAGTTGGATATCTTTTCAATAAGCCACAGGTTGTCCTTTTAAAAGATTTTGAAATTGTATCTAAAAACAACGAAGATACACTCAAACATTCTTTTGATATCAATCTTTTCCCTTGGATTCCATTTACTAAAGATGAACAAGTCCCAGTTCCATCTGATTGGGTAGTCACACTAGTAGAACCTTTGGAAAAACTGAAGGACATGTATGAAAAAAATGTATTGAAAATTGGAGAAAAAAATGACGAAGTTGATTTTACTGATGAACAATCAGATTCTGGTCTCACAAATTGAAGAAGTTCCATCGGAACTTGGAGAACCAGACTGTAAACTGATCGAACCATTTCTTTTAAATGAGAAAGATGAAACTCTTTCCCCATGGTTGGTTAAAGTCTGCTCTCAAAATATTTTTATGATTCACTCGGATAAGATTCTAACGATTTCTGATCCAAAACCAACACTCCTTGAAAAATACCAGAACCTGCTTAAATGAGATTTTATACCAACGTGCAAATGATCGGGAATCAATTTCTCGTTCGTGGTTATGATAATGGTAAACATGTAATGTTCAAAGAGGAGTTCTCACCAACCCTCTTTGTCCCATCTAAAAAAGAATCAAAATACAAGACTCTCGATGGAGAGAATGTAGAACCTATTGTTCCTGGTTCTGTTCGAGACTGTCGGGAGTTTTATAAAAAGTATGAAAATGTAGATGGATTTAAGATCTATGGTAATGATAGATATGTCTTTCAATACATTTCCGAAAAGTATCCTGAGGATGAAATTAAGTTTGACATAACTAAAATCAAACTAACAACGATTGATATTGAGGTAGCTTCTGAGAATGGATTTCCTGATACAGAGTCTGCTTCTGAGGAAATTCTGACGATTACTATTCAAGATTATGCTACAAAGAATATTATTACTTGGGGAGTAAAACCATTTTTTAATAAGCAATCAAATGTAAAATATATTGAGTGTGGTTCTGAATACCAACTCCTTCAAAACTTCCTTGACCATTGGACAAGAAATATTCCAGAAGTCATTACTGGATGGAATATTCAATTTTATGATATTCCATATATTTGTCGTCGTCTTAATCGAGTTCTTGGTGAAAAGATGATGAAAACATTCTCTCCTTGGGGTCTCGTGTCTGAGAGAGAAGTTATTGTGATGGGTCGAAAGCAAATTTCTTATGACGTTGGAGGTATCACCCAACTCGATTACCTTGATCTTTATAAGAAGTTTACTTATAAGGCACAAGAATCTTATCGACTTGATTACATTGCTGAAGTTGAACTAGGTCAGAAGAAACTAGATCACACAGAGTTTGATACTTTCAAAGATTTCTACACTAAAGATTGGCAGAAGTTTGTAGAGTACAACATCGTTGACGTAGAACTTGTTGACCGTTTGGAAGACAAGATGAAACTGATTGAACTTGCGATTACCATGGCATATGATGCTAAGGTAAACTATGCTGATGTCTTCTTTCAGGTTCGTATGTGGGACAATATTATCTACAACTACCTAAAGAAACGGAATATTGTCATTCCTCCTAAAGAAAGGACAGCAAAAGATGCTAAGTATGCTGGTGCTTATGTGAAGGAACCAAAACCAGGAGTATATGATTGGGTTGTTAACTTTGACCTTAACTCCCTATATCCACACCTGATTATGATGTATAATATCTCGCCAGAAACTCTAATGGATGAGAGACATCCATCAGTTTCTGTTGATAAAATTTTGGATAGAAAAGTTAGTTTTGAACTTCATAAAGACTATGCAGTATGTGCTAATGGTGCTATGTATCGTAAGGACTTCCGTGGAATTCTTCCTGAGTTGATGGAAAAAATGTATAATGAACGAGTCATCTTCAAGAAAAGGATGATTGAATCGAAGAAGCAATATGAAAAATCTCCATCAAAAACTCTTGAAAAGGAAATTTCTAGATGTAATAATATTCAGATGGCAAAGAAGATTTCTTTGAACTCTGCTTATGGTGCTATCGGAAACCAATACTTCAGGTATTTCAAACTAGCAAACGCAGAAGCAATCACTCTTTCTGGACAGGTTGCTATTCGTTGGATTGAGGGAAAGATGAATGATTACCTCAATAAGATTCTAAAGACGGAAGGTGAAGATTATGTTATTGCTTCAGATACTGATTCTATCTATCTTAATATGGGTCCTTTGGTTGAACTTATATTCAAAGGAAGAGAGAAAACTACTGAAGGCGTTGTTTCGTTCCTTGATAAGGTCTGTCAAATGGAACTTGAAAAGTATATTGAGAGTTCTTACCAAGAACTGGCTGACTATGTGAATGCATATGATCAGAAGATGTTTATGAAACGTGAAAATATTGCTGATCGTGGAATCTGGACTGCTAAGAAACGATACATTCTTAATGTGTGGGATAGTGAGGGTGTTCGTTATTCTGAACCTAAACTCAAAATCATGGGTATTGAGGCAGTTAAATCATCCACACCAGCACCATGCCGTAAGATGATTAAAGATGCTCTTAAACTTATGATGAGTGGAACTGAAGATGATGTGATTGACTTTATTGAAAAGAGTAGAAGTGATTTTAAAAAACTTCCACCAGAGCAAGTATCATTCCCTCGTTCTGCATCTGATGTAAATAAGTACAGATCCAGTTCTTCAATATATGAAAAGGGAACTCCGATTCATATTCGAGGAGCACTT